TGGGCGCAATTCATAGAAAATGACAACCCCGAAGCAGATAACGAGTGACCCGCAGCTTTTCGCTGATAAGTTCCTGAAAGTTATGGACAAAAACAAAAACCTTGTTCCGCTGAAATGGAACAAGGCGCAAGCTCATTTCCACGCTAACAGAACGGGGCGTGACCTTGTTCTAAAAGCCCGGCAGCTTGGGTTTAGCACATACACGCAGGGCGAGATGTTCAGGCGAAAAGTGACAGGCGCAAGGACCACGATCACACTGGCGCATGATGACGACACAACGCAGATATTGCGTCGCATGGAAACCCGCTTCTGGGAGCATTGCAAATTTGGCAACATACAACCAGCGAGAGAGTATGCCAATGCAAGGCTGGCGACGTACCCGGACTATGGCAGCGAAAGCCTGATTGCTACTGCTGGCAGCAAGGAGAAGGGGCGCGGCGGATCATACACGGATTTTCACGGCTCTGAGGTTGCATTCTGGAAGAGTGCGGACAGATTGGTCGCCGGTGCCATGCAGGGCGGTCGCGCAGATGTGATCCTCGAGAGTACCCCGAACGGTGCGCAGGGCTATTTTTACGAGCGTTGCATGGAAGCATTGCGCGGAGATGGTGTTTGGACACTACACTTCTATCCCTGGTGGTGGGACGATGAGTACAGGTTGCCACTAGAAGGCGACATTGTGTACACAGACGAAGAGAGGGCACTGGTTGATTTGCACGGCTTATCGAAAGAGCAGATCAATTGGCGGAGGTACAAAAAGAAAGAGCTGCGCGGCCTGTTTCTTCAGGAATACCCGGAGGATGCTACCACCTGCTTTATTACATCTGGTAATTCTTATTTTGGTGACCTGTCTGACGTGTTTACTGCCCCGCTTGGAGCGACGTACAACAAAGATCATAATTATGTTGCAGGTCTTGACTTCGGGCAAACGAATGATTACACCGCCATGCCTGTCATTGACATGACTGCCAATGTTCAGGTTGATTTATTGCATATTAGAAAGTTGTCATGGGCAGAGCAGCGCAGGCGTATCGCTGAGATGTCGCGCAAGTGGCATTGCTCCAGTGTGTGTGCTGAGATGAACAGCATTGGCTCCGTGAACATCGAGGCGCTTATGGCTGATGGCGTTCCGATTACGCCATTCACTACGACGAACAAAAGCAAGGCAAGAATAATGTCTGATTTGTACGAGGGTATTCACACGGATGGATTGCGTTTGTTAGACATCCCTGCTCAAAAGCACGAGATGTATACGTTTGTTTCATCGCAGACGCAAACTGGAGCGTGGCGGCTTGCCGCTGACGGGAACGGGCACGACGATACAGTTATAGGCTTGGCGCTTGCATGGTATGCAGCCGCTTCTCCTGCTGAGTACATAGACGACCCATTTGCCGAGTTATACTCGGATTGGTAGGTATAAATGCTAAAGAACTGGATAAAATCAATACTAAAAGATGCTGTAAGCGAATACTTTGATGATAGTGACGGTCGCTCAAAGGGTATCAAGCGCCGCTGGCGCTATCGTCGCGGGGTGCATGATAAGCCGTTGCGCGTAAAACCTCGCAGCCCCGATGACAATATTATCGTTAATTTCACTGGCCTGCTTGTGGATCGCAGTGTTTCTTTGTTGTTCGGCGGGGAGAAAGATGTGCGCTTTGACTTGCCAGGCGACGGCGAAACACCAGAGCAGGCATATATTGACGAAGTCTGGCAGAAGAACAACAAGGCAGAAATGCTTTACGATCTCGCAGACTATGGCGCGGTGTCTGGCGTGTGTGCAGTGAAGATACTGAGCGATGACGATTATCCAGATATGCAGGTGATCGACCCTGAGACGCTGGAGATCGTAGTCGATCAGGAAAACATAAAAAAGATTATTGGCTATTCAATCACCTACACCATCATTGAATACGACGAGCGCGGCAATGAGCGCAAGTTGCGCAGGCAACAGGTTATAGCGCCAGACGAAGATACAGAGGGCAAGACGTGGCTTGTCCACGATTACAAGCAGAACAGACATGGCAAGATGGAAGAGATGGAAGACTCCCCTGTTGTTTGGGAGTACGAGTTTGCCCCGCTTGTGCATTGGAAAAATCTACCGCTTGCTGGTAGTCAGTATGGACGCCCTGACCTAACTGAAGATGTCATTGAAATAAACGACGCCATCAACATGACGCTTTCAAACGCGCAGAAGGTCATGAGATTGCAGGCTCATCAACGCGTTTGGGGCAAGATGCTTGGCACTATGAATATCTCAAATTGGGGTGTTGACAAGATTTTGACAACGCAATCACCAGAGGCCGAAGTCAAGGCTCTCGAGGCTGGCGGTGACTTGTCTGGAATGCGAGAGTTTGCCATCATGCTGAGAGACGCAATGATGTCAATCGCCAGAAGCCCTGACCCGTCCACGTTCAAGGACAAGGTTGGTCAGATTACAAACTTTGCTCTTCGTGTCCTGTATAAAGACGCGCTCGACAAGCTGGAAACAAAGAGACGCCTTTACGGTGACGGGTTGCGCGAACTAAACAGGCGGCTGCTTCTGCTAAACGGCATGAACGGAGACGCCGGGCGCGTGGTGTGGGATAAGGCACTGCCGGAAGATGACATAGCCCAAATTAACGCCTTGACATCTGACGTTGCTCTTGGTATCGCAAGCAAAGAAACAGCTGCTAAAAAACGCGGGTACGACTGGGAAGACGAGAAAGAGCGGATCAGCAGCGAAGCGCAGGACGCTGACAATATCGGTGGTTTGATACTTAGCAGATTTGATAGAGGTCAATAGTGCCTAATAATGTGATAGAGCTTGCGAAGAAACTCAGAGCAGAGCTAGACGCTGACGACGCCGCAGCGATTGCAAAGATTATCAACTCTTACGGCAAAATGTCCGAGCGCCTAAAAGACTTGGTTGACGCGCTTGTGATTGAGATTGCTGGCATGGAAGACCCAAGCCCAAACAAGGTTAGGCAATTGGCACGCTACAAGCGGTTTATTAGCATTCTAAATGCGGAGCTTGCGCAGTATCAAGGTTATCTTGGTATAGAAATACAGGAGATCGCTGACGCTGCACTAAGCCTCGGCTCATCTCACGCAGCCGAGCTTGTTATTCAGTCATTGGGTATAGAGGGGTACGTTGCGCAGGACATACCGCTGGGTGCGGTGAAGTCCATTGTAGGCTTTCTGGACGTTGACGGGGCACTGTACGAGCGCCTTACAAAGTACGGCGAGTACAACGCAAAGCGAATAGCGGACATGCTGATTGAATCCGTTGCGCTTGGGTACGGGGCAGAGAAAACCGCGTCAAGACTGGTCAGAGAGGGTTTGGGGCTTGGCTTGACAGACGCCTTACGGATGGTGAGGACTTCGCAGGTTTACGCTTACCGCGAGGCAAGCCGCGCCCGCTATATTGCCAACGCAAACGTGGTATTTGGTTGGGTGTGGTTCTCTGCATTGATACCAGGTAGAACCTGCATGTCGTGCGTAAACAAGCATGGTACAGAACACGGGCTTGATGAGCCGCTAAACGATCATCACAACGGGCTTTGCACTATGTTGCCACTAACAAGCAGGGGTAACCCGGTTGAACAGGGCGGCGCGGACTGGTTCGCAGAGCAGGACGAGAGTACACAGGTTGCCATGATGGGAAAAACAAAGCACGAGGCTTGGGTGGCTGGCAAATTCGATATTTCTCAGTTATCCAAAGCGAGTGAGGATGGCGTTTATGGGCAGATGCTTACAGAGACGCCCCTAAAGGATTTGATAAGTGAGTGACAAAGATTTCTGGATGCTTGTTCGTCAAGCCTTGTTGCTTTTCGTTGATGCCATAGAACGTGGCAAGTTGGGCATGAGAGAGACAACGGCAGACTTACGAAACTTGCGAAGGCGTGCAAAAAGCGAATAATTTGTGCTATAATTAGGCACAATAAAAAAGGCAGTTCAAACGAAACGCCGCTATTTTGTGATAGTCCCTAGACGGGAATGTCGCAGGAGAGCGGCGTTTTATTTTATCTACGAAAGGAAAAGGCGAGATGTCTGAAGAAATCAAGGGCGAGACGCCCGAAGAAGAACCGACTGAGAAGCCGGAAGAAGTGAAGCCCGAAGAAGAGACTCAAGAAGAGTTTGACAAAGACAGGGCAATGGCGACGATCAAGAACTTGCGCGAAATTGAAAAGCAAGCGAAGAAAGACGCCAAAAAACTAGCCGACCTTGAAAAGGCCGAGCAAGAGCGCAAGGAAGCCGAGATGTCGGAGCTTGAGAAAGCAAACACAAAACTTGCAGAGCTTGAAGCGAAGAACGCAGAGTTGGCTAGAAAACAGATGCAAAGAGAAGCTGCAGAGAAGATCGGTTTACCAAGTGTATTTGCTGACAGGGTACATGGCGAGACGCCAGAAGACATGGAAGCGGATGCTAAAAAACTCTTGGACGCCATGCCAGAGCCAAAGAAAGTGACGAAAGTTCCACCCAGCGGCAAAGAAACAGAAGGCGGCAAAGAGACCGACGAGGAAAGGCGGCGCAGACTTGGCATCTAGTCCACATTATTAGAAACCGCAAAGGCGGTTAGAGGATGACAACATGGCATTAAATGTATGGGGCGATATTTCAAGTATCGCACAAAATATTCAAGACGACGCTATCTTCGTGGTGCGAGAGTCTGGTCTAATGCAAAACCTTATCACGGTTTTCAACGACGCAGGCGGTGCAAACCCGCGAGTTGGCTACGCCTACAACAGCATGACGGCAAAGGACGTTACTGACGCGGATGACGTCGTACCGAGCCTGTTCACACCTTCCGCAGATCAGACGCTTACCCCCGGCGAAATCGCTGAGGGCGCGTTCGTGTCAGACCTTCGCCGAGACAGCGAGGCACCTGAAAATATCATTACTGATGTTTCCCGCGAGCTTGGTTTTGCAGCTTTGGCAAAAGTTGAATCTGACCTCGTTGGCAACTTCTCTTCGTTAACTGGCGGCACCATTGGCGCGGCTGGTACTACAATCACTTGGGGCTATTTGTCCGCAGCTATCGCGCAGGCTCGCAACGCTAACAAATCAGCACAAAAACCGCTCTCTGCCGTCATTCACGGCTACCAGGCGGCTGTTTTGGCTAAAACCGCATCTATCGCAGGCGCAACAAGCATGGCGCAGGCTCCCGGCGTAACCGATCAGGTTACTCGTCAGGGCATGACGCAGGCTTTCACCTTTATGGGTGTCCCAATTTATCAAGTGTTCGCAACACCTGATTCTGCTGATGACTTTACTGGCGGCGTATTCCCGCGCGAGGCACTTGCTGTTGATTGGCGGCGCATGATCCGTGTTGAGGGCGAACGCAAAGCCAGCCGACGCGGTACGCAATTCACTATGTCCGCTGTTTATGCTCATGGTATTTGGCGACCTGCACGCGGCGTCCAGATGATCTTTGACGCTGCTGCCCCCACGAGCTAAGGAGTAGACAAGATGAATTTCTTTCCGATTACTGTACAAGTTCCTGACCCCGGCGCAGACAATAAACAATTGTTTGTGTTTCAGGCTCCCACTGATGGCTTAGGCGGCGGTGTTCGTTTGCTTGCCGCTGACGCCGTGAACGGCGCGACCCTTGCGGGCGCTGGTACTACGTTCACCTATCAGCTTCTGAAGTATTCGAGCGCGGCAACCCCTGCCGTGAACGGCACTATCTCAGACGTTATCGGCAGCGCTACTCAGTGGACTGCCAGCACCCCGCAAGCCTTCACCCTTGATAGTGACTACACTTTCTTGGATGCTGGTGAGTGGTTGGTTGTTGACTATCAAGAGTTGGCAGCCGCGAACCCCACCAACTCCCAGATCGTTATTTGGGCACAGTTGGGCAATTAGACTTATGCGCGGGGATAGGCCACGCGAGCCGAAAAGGGAAATCTCCCGCCCCTGCCCCGCGCCGTTGGGAGATTAGCGAAAGGGAAAAGCTATGACAGACCAGAACCTTGACAAATTAATGTGGCTCAGTAACGCGCCTTGGGCACCAACTGGCTACGGAAACCAAACAGCCCTGTTTACGCCACGTATTGCAAGCCTTGGCTACGACGTGGCGATTACCGCGTTCTATGGGCTTGGCGGATCTCGTTTGGATGCTGGGCAAATACCTATTTACCCGCCCGGCTTTGAAACATACGGAAACGATATTATCAGGGCGAACACAAAGCATTTTGGAGCAGATCACTTCATTTCACTCATGGATGCTTGGGTCTGCAAGCCGAGAGAGTTTGAGGGCGTAAAGTGGATGCCCTGGTACCCTGTGGACAGTGACCCGCTACCTCCTGGCGTAAGAGATGCGGTCATGCACGCCCATAAGCGCATTGTATTCTCTCGCTTTGGTGAGAAAATGACAAACGATGCTGGTCTGGATTGCGATTATATCCCGCACGGCGTAGACACAAACACTTTCAAGCCGTCCGATGGCGACGAAATCCGAGATGTTATGAAAATCCCGCGTGACGCCTTTGTAGTCGGCATGGTCGCAGCTAACAAGGGTGTTCCAAGCCGCAAGGCTTTTGCTCCCCAAATCGCGGCATTTGCAAAGTTGCGCGAAAAACATAACGATGCAATTCTGTACATTCATGCACATTCTGGCGTACACGGCGAACCGCACACAATGGACTTGACCGCATATGCTGAAAGCGTTGGGCTTGTCGTTGATAGAGATATTCGATTTGCTGACCCGTATAATCTGATTGTCAACGCCTACACCCCAAAACTTATGGCGCAGATTTACTCAATGATGGATGTCCACATGTTGGCGAGCATGGGTGAGGGTTTTGGTATTCCAACCGTAGAAGCGCAGGCTTGCGGAACTCCCGTAATTGTTGGCGACTGGACAGCAAGCGGCGAGCTATGCTTTAGCGGTTGGAAGATACCCAAGAGCGGTGCTTCACGATGGTGGACGCCACTCAACGCTTATCAGTACATGGTACACGAAGATGCCGCGCTGGAAGCTCTTGAAAGCGCCTACCAAATGAAAGGTAACAAGGCGTATCGAAAAGCAGCGCGTAAAGGTGCGCTTGCTTATGACGCTGATAGGGTGACAGAGAAATACTGGAAACCGTTTTTAAAGAAGGTGTATGATGCACAATAAATATATTGATGAACTGCTCGGAGGCAAGGTAAGTCTTTCGCCCCGTGAACATGCCGCAAAGAATGAAATCCTTTTACTCAGGAAGAGGCTTGCGGAGTTTGAAAAAGGCAAGAACGCAAAACCAGCAAGGGTAAAGAAAGAAAGCGAGAAATAACATGTCTGACAGGCTTTTAGTTGGCGATGATTTTATAAAGAAAGTCTGCGAGTCGGTCGGAGAGAATCCGGCAGACGTGCGCAGAGTAGTGATTGACGCTTCTTGGGACAGTGTTGTAATGGTTTTTGTCGAAAGATACGGCATGAAAGAATTGCTTGAAGTCTCTATTCCAGAAAGTGCCATAAAAGTCGAAGTTTCGTTAGAGGCAACAAATGACTAACCGTGTCGCCGCAATCATTGTCAACTACAACATGCCGGAGCGCACAAATGCGCTTGTAGAGTATATGCTGGATAACGTCAAGACTGAACTTGATATTATCGTAGTTGACAATGGCAGTGATATTGCAGAGAAAAGTCGCTACACAAGCGTTGCGCTTGCCGAGAACGTCCAGACAACGAACGGCTGGCTTGCAGGGTTGCAATACGTTGACGCGCTAAGACACGCCAAAGGCGAGGAATATTTCGCCTACTGGTTCCTGATAACGTCCGCTGAGTTTGTTGGAGGTGATCCCCTCTCTCCGATGCTTGAAAAACTGATTGAAGATGAAAATGCAATCGGCATTCACCCGGCGTTGACAAAAGACAGCACGACAAGCTGGAAGCATCTCATCGCGAACGGCGAAAGTGGCTGTCGCAGGACATGGATGATAGACAATATCGCCAGCTTGTACCGCGCAGAATGGTTCGACAGTATCGGGCGCTTTGACCCTGCGCTTGTCTACGCCTGGGGAATTGATCTTGAAACCTGCTTTTTGGCGCGCTGTAACAACAAGGGTGTTTATGTATGCGAAGACGCAAAAGTCAAAAAGGTGACAGACATAGGCTACAGTATGGATCGCATGAACATGAGTGCCGCAGAGAGACAGCAAAAAGCAGGTGACAATATGAAAAAGATTTTGTCTGCTAAATACGGCGGCAGCTGGTGGCGCAGAATGACACAGGATAACATGCCAAGATGAACTATGAAAGAACGGTCAACTCAATTATAGGGCGCGTTGGCATCACCAAAGCAGAAGCCGAGGTCATGGCTAAATATCTTGACGATGGGTTACATATCGAGATCGGCACGCTTTGGGGCGGATCCGCAATTCTGGCGTCACAAGCCAAGCCTGGAGGCAAAGTTGTCACGGTTGACCCAATGAACAGCGGCTGGTGGTTGTCACAAGACCCCGTGGTCGGGATTGCTCCGAGTCATGAGATTGTCAACCTGAACATCGAGCGGCTTTCAGGGTGTCCCGTCCAGTCTGTGAAGGGGTATTCTACAGAGTACCTCAGAGGACATGAGCCGTGTAGTACGCTCCTGATTGACGGAGACCACAGTTATGAGGCAATACGGGCTGATTGGTTTGTAGCGCGAGAGATTGCAGAGAGCTACATTTTCGTACATGATTACGACGAATTGCACGAGGGTGTTCTTCGATTTATTGATGAACTGGAAGACTACACCTGGTACAGAGTAGATCAGGCTGGCTCAATGCTGGTTTTTGGAAGACATGATTAGTTTCTGCATTATCACCGACGGGAAAGAACCCGTCAAAACGCAGCGCATGATAGAAAGCATTGATAATCTTTTTATCAGCAACGGCTATGAAATCGTGATCGCAGGTGTAACAGAAGGCTTTACTGCTGACACATACGTGAATGCAAAAGAGTATGCGGAAAGCGGAAACCTCGGAGCCATGAGAAACGCGGCGTGTATGGCATCAATTGGCGATGTCCTTGTAGTTTGTGATGACGATCTTGTTTTTCATGACGATTTCAAAACAGGTCTTGACCTATACGGCGAAGACTACGAGGTGTTGTCTTGCAGGATTCTTAACCCTGATGGTACTCGTTTTTGGGACTGGAAGATACATATTGACGGCATGAACGCTCTCATCCCGTACAACACAAGTAGCGAGTTAATATCACTGACTGGCGGCCTTGTTATTATGAAGAAAGAAGTTTTTGACATCGTTCAATGGGACGATCAGCGCGGATTTTACGAACTTGAAGACGTGGACTTCTCGGAGAGACTAAAGAAAGCTAACATTAGTATCAAGATGAATGTATTTTCTACTGTTACGCATGACGCTGAGTACACACAGAACGGTACAGGCGTAAGAAGGATATAAATTATGGCTAGAACAGGAATGGCAGACAATATCGCAACCTTGCGCGGCATGACAGACGCTGGAACTGCCGACTATACAGCCGGAACAATAACCTATTGGTCTGACAATGAAGTTCAGCGCGTTCTTGATCGTCACAGAATTGACTTTAAGCGAGAGCAGCTAGTTCCTGTTGCCAGCCACGCAGATGGCGGCACTATTCAGTACAAGGAATACCGTAGTCAGTTCAATAACATCGAAAGCGGCACGGCTGTTTTCAACCTTGAATTGGCTACAGGAGAAGCCGCTGGTACTGCAAATTACAGCGTAGATTACGCACTTGGCATCATTACATTTTCGGCAGATCAGGGCGGTACAGCCTGGTACTTGTCTGCGCGCTCCTACGACCTGAACGCCTCTGCTGCTGATATTTGGCGCTCTAAAGCAGGTAACGCGGCTAAAGCCTACGATGTAAAAACCGACGGTCACAGTTTGAGCAGATCGCAAATGATGAAGCACTGTATGGGCATGGCGAACCACTACGAGAGCTTTGCAAAAGTATCGTTTGTGGACTTGGAACGGGATGATATGGCATGAGCATAGCAACCGAGATCGCACAGATCAGAACAGACATTGAAAGCGCCCTGCTTCCTGACACATGCACGATACAAGAGCGAACGCTTGTTTCTGACGGTCAGGGCGGCAACGTTGAGACATGGGCTACTGTTGATGGTCTAGGGTCTGTTGCTTGTCGTCTTGATAGCAAACTGAGAATTGACAACAAAGAGGCTGTTGCAGGTGGTGCAGTGCGCGAGTTCTCCACGTGGAAATTGACACTTCCGCAGGCGACGGTTATCACAACAGCCAACAGGGTTGTAGTCGGCTCTCAAGCATTCAATGTGCAGGCCGTTAGCACTGGTCAATCTTGGGAAGCGACAAAGCGCGTATCTTTAGAGGTGGCTGTATGAAAAAAGTAGGCGGCATTCGTCTTGACACGACGGTTCTCGATAACATGATTGCGGAATTAGAGCCAAAGGCTGAAGCACATATTGCTGAAACCGCGTTTGATGTTGAAGCAGACGCAAAGATTTTCGCGCCTGTGAGATATGGTTTTTTGAGAAACAGTATCGAGGCAATAAAGAAGTCAAAGTTCTTGTGGTGGATTCAGGACGGCGTTGATTACGGCATTTATCAAGAGCTAGGCACTTACAAAATGAGAGCGCAACCGTTTATGTTGCCAGCACTAGAAAAAAACTTTCGTGCATTCGTTGATGGCTGGAAGGACTTGTTTAGATGAGCGTTTTCAATGCGCTTAACACGGCTTTATATAACAAGCTGGCTGGCGGGACTGCGCTAACCACCCTCTTGGGTGGCACGGCGATTTATTACCAGCAAGCGCCGGATCACACCAATTTGCCGTATGTGATTTGGAGTTACGCAGGCGGCGGCGACGAAAACATGACGCCTGGCCGCATGAAAAACAATATCATCTATGCGCGTGGATATGCCGCTAATGCAGCACTTGCCGGGTCAATTGATGCTCAGGTAGACGCGCTTTTACACGATGGTTCTTTGAGCGTATCGGGCTGGTCTAATTTTTGGCTGGCTCGTGAAACTGACCTTGAGACGCAAGACACGATGGATAGCGGCGACAAGGTATTTATGTCAGGTGGATTTTATAGAGTTCGCCTGTCTCAACAATAGGAGTTATAAAAATGTCTGAATTTACAGGAAAGGATATGTACTTTGAGTGGGTGTACTCTGGTGGCACCGTAACCTTGCACGGCGACTTTAGGACAGTAACACTCTCGCCGAGCATTGACTACGCAGACGCAACCGCTGGCTCTGATGCACGCAGAAAGCGTATCGCAACAATCGCAGATGCAAGCGTTTCGTTCTCCGGTCTAATGCAGGCTGCAGGCACGGCGCTTGAAGATGCTCTTGCTGAAGGAACTGAGGGAACTATCAATTTTGGGCCTCGTGGCACTACCGCTGGTTATCGTAAATATGTCGTCGGTGCCTTCGCCGGCGGCGCAAACGTAAGCATCCCCTATTCTGATGTAGTCGAGTTCTCTGTT